AATAGTATGAGTATCTTTTAACTCTTTTTTCTTTATCTTTCGACTTATGAGAGTTGCAAACTTTGTTTTTTCATAAGAGAAAGGATTACCCTCGTTATCTATGAGATAGGGAGGGTTTTCCTTTACAAGGTCTAAAAATGTCTCATAAGTTTTAGATAGCTTCTTTAGCTTGTGTGGCGTTTGAAGCCTTCTTTTTCCTATAGTATCTCCAGACTGGTTTTTATCGTCTACTACTAGCTCGTCCAAAAGAAGAAGTCCGTCTCTCAGGTAAAAATCTTCACTAGGAAGCGCATACACGGGAAATTTTATTCTTCTCAGTATCTCCTTAAACGTTAAAGAGATAACCATATTTTTTCTCGAACTTGCCCATAGAGTAGTCCTCTCCAACTTCAAAATCACACCCTATAGGAGCACCGGAAATATAAATACCCCTGTCTTTTTGAATCTCTTGCCTAAGAATTTCTGAGTATTCATCGATTTCATCCAAAGGTACTTCTGCGAGAACAGAGTCGTGTACCAGAGCGAAAATTTTACTTTTCATTCCTTTCTGCTTTATGCGAGAATGAGCTTCTGTAGCACCGATAAGATTAATATCCGAAGCGGCAGATTGCACCAAGAAATTAAGTCCTGAGCGAACAGCATGACCCTGTACTCCTTTATTATCAGAGTTTACGTCGGGTAAAAGTCTTCTTCTACCAAAGTGTGAATACGTCCGTCCTCTGTCGATTATAAGTTTTTTCTGAGTTTCAATCCACTCTTCGAGTTTCCAGAAAGCACCAAAGTATTCTTTGATAATCTGTCGAGCTTGTTCAACGGAAAGCTTTCCACCATCTTTCGTAACCTGTTCAGCAATCTTATTTGGACCTGCTCCATACATAATGCCGAAAGTTACTGCTTTTGCAGCTTGTCTATAGGTTGTGTACTTTTCCGCTACTTCCTCGATTGGACAATCTAAACGAAACACCTTGTGAGCAATCGTAGAGTGAAAGTTTCCTCCAGAACGGAATACGTCTTGGAGTTCGAGGTCATCGGAAAGTACCGCGGCCACATATACTTCGGCAGTAGTTAAATCCATTGCAACAATCTTGTGGCCTTCCGAAGCTCTGATACAACCTTTAACGATTGGATCGTCACGAGGTATTTGTTGCATATTCAGTTTACCGCTCGAAGAGAGGCGTCCTGAAGTCGTTCCATGCAAGTTGAAATTGGTCCGTAAGTGACCGTCCCTATCAAGCTGAGGAATAATCTTATCAAGATATGTATTCTTAATTTTAGTCTTTTTACGAACATCAAGAATAAGGCGAGGAATCTCATGCTGAAGTGAGAGCTTTTCCAGTACTTCAGAGTTTGTTGAGTGTTCTCCTTTTTCAGTTTTAATTCCTGTAGGGTTAAGACCGATATAGTCGAATAACAACTTACGAAGCTGCAATACACTATTCGGATTAAACTCTTTACCTTCATTAGCTTGAAATGCTTTTACAGCAGAATTTTCCTGCAAACTGTTTACTGCTGTATTAATTTCTTCCAACATTAAATCTTGACCTACAATTAAGCGGTCTTTACAAAAAGGAACTCCGTTATCCTGAACATCCATAAGAAACCTACATGCAGGCAGGAGTATATTCTTATAGACTTTCATTAGGCCTGCGTTTCCTTTCTTTAAAGCTCTTTCAAACTTCTCAAAAAGAATAAAAGTAACAGCGGCATCTATGGCAGCGTAGTCTTTCATTATATCAAAAGGAATCCACTCCCACTTGAAATCGTCTTTCAATACGTTACGCTGTTTTCTAAACTCATCCATCCAAGCATACATAGGCTTTTCGTAGTCACCATAATCTGTATGTTTCATGGCAAGCATTTTGAGCCCATGAGTTCCTGGATTTTCGTTTATCATATAGTGCATAAGCATTGTGTCTTCGAAGTTTGGAATCGTTACATTGAAATGAAACTCAAACATCGGTATGTCAAACTTTGCATTATGAAACACCATTCTTTTCTTGTCAAAGAGCTCTTGCATTTTTTCTTCAGCTCGTTCGTCTAAACAGTCGGCATTGATATATGCTCCTGAGTCGTGCTCGTAAGAAAGGCTAATACCTAGAATATGTCCGTTACGAGGATATAGCCCTGTAGTTTCAGAGTCAATTCCTACAAAATCATACGGAGAATCAATGCACCGTTGGATATATTCTATAGCCTCTTCCGTATCTTCAATACCTAAAAACCTATCTCCGCTAATCTCAGCTTTCTTTTTCTCCCCAGAAATATACCCGAGAATATTATTTTTAGCTGAATCCCACACTTGCTTTGCTTCAGGCTTGAAAGCTGCCATTGTAGGATTAATTGTAGGAAGAAACTTATCGTCTACTATCGTTCCGGCATACTGCATAACTTGAGTTACTTTAGTGTAAAACTTTAACGGTTCCGAGCCTACGAGAATAACCCACTTATAAGCATCAGGATTAAACTCTATATCTACATCTTTCTTTAACACTTTAGAGAGAGTAGAGTCAGAGGTTAGGGAAAAACGATCAAACTCAAACTCATTATCAAATAAGCGAATATAATCATTTTTACTAGGTTTTGTTTCGATTAAGGCTATTTCAGCCATATAGTTTTCTCCGTAATTCTGTAACTTCCGTCTGTGTTAGATCTCCAGGATCTCCTGATGGCAGCTTCACTGCCCTTACTGGAAAGTTTCCTGCAATCTTTTTAATTTGTTTTACCGCTTCATTGCCTGCTTTATCTGCGTCAAAAATAATATCAAGAGCACTTACCCCTGATATTTTTAGATTGTTTAGTTTTTCTTCGTTAAAATTCTTTGCTCCAAAACAACAAACGGCATTATCTAATCCTTTATCATGTAAGTTAAGCATATCATATATACCTTCTACTAGAATAGCTCGGCCCTGCAGTGGCCTAACCTGTGGGAATAAGGGTAGCTTCACTCCACTAGGGTAGAACATATACTTATTATCTAATGTTCCTGTATCATCTCTACCCTGAAAAACCACTATTCTGCCACTAGGTTCTCTGATAGGGAAATTTATTCTGCCTATGAACTGTTTGGCATTGTGTCTAAATGCTTCGAATTTTCTATATGTCTCTGGAGAGATGTTTCTGTAATTTCCTATATACGGTTGATATCCGTCTGGCATGGATAATCCAATACTCGAAGAACGAATAGTCGTCATCAACCTTCTTAGCTTTTCTCTTCTTAGTTCTAGCTCACTATAGTCTACGTTGTAGTGGCTAAATAAACTTCCTTTATATCCGCAAGAGAAACAATGAAAGATCCCTAGAACTTTATCAATTCGCATACTAGGATTACCATCATCGTGTTCAGGATTTAAACATCTAATGAGAATATCCTGACCAGCTAAACGGTAATAAATACCTCTCTCTTCTAATAAATCAATTACTGCACTCACCAGTGATGCACCACGCCAGACATAATAAAGAAACAAGTAATAAAATTTACTCCTACAATTAGAGTTCTTAGTAATGTAATATAATTATCATAGGGCTCGGTTTTATCGTCAGAATACCCTCCTAAAGCATAAGTCCAAATAGTCCAAAGTTTTTTCATTATAACCCCGTAAATTCTGTGGGAGAATCGTCAATATCTTCATCTTCATCTTTAGGTATTTGACCAGGCTCAGGACCAATCTTTAAGCTAGTCCAGTCCATCTGAGAAGTAAAACTACGTTCCTCCGCATTTCTCATTTTAGCACAATTAAAACTTATTATGTTTCCTTCTTTATTATGGTTATCTAAAACATAAGCGGCATCCATAGAATCTAGGATGCCCTTTGAAAATCTCGCCTCTCCTGTACTGTCTATTTGATATGCACTTACCATAAGTACATCATATGCTTGAGCATACTCTTTTAGAGCTTTACTTACTTCTATTTGCTCAGTCCAATCATATTGACCCATACGAGGATTAAAGTTAGCGCTTCTCTTAACTTGATTAATGTAATCGACTATTACCATTTTAGGTTTTAGTCGGTTAATCTTTTTATCAAGCTCTGCTCTAATATTACCCAAAGTAAGAGAAGGACTATATATAATATCTAGTTGAGTCTCTCTCAAAGGGTGGCGAGATAAATCTAGGTGAAAAGCATCGAAGTCTCTAGTTTGTAAGTATTTTTGAAATACTCGCTCTCCATCCTCGTATCTTTTACTCCACCATTCAGCTACAGATTTCCATTCACCTATAGAAAGATTTCTTTTTCTAAGAGCTTCTTGAGGGACTCCCGTCGCAATAGAACAGCACCTCTGTAGTATTTCTCTGCCGGTCATTTCTATGGTGAAATACATGACAGAATTACCACTCTCGTAAGTATTGACTGCTAGATTAGCACAAGTGAAAGATTTACCCTTACCTTTAGGAGCGCCTATAGCAATATACTGTTTAGGCCCAAAAGTTTGAAGTCTATCAAACTCATGATGCAGCCCTAAAGATATATAGTTCTCTAAGGATTCTTTAGGTTCAAATAACGGCATTTTTTGCATATTTTCATCTACAGGTTTAAGGTCTACTTTTTGTTCAATATCTAAAACCATTTCTTGCAAATACTGTAAATTCTCCTCAGCAGCTTCTGTGGCTATAGTATTTGTAAGAAATTTTTCTAGGCCGTCCATTATTTCTATCTGAACGTATTCGTTTTTTAAGTATTCTAGTAAATTGTTCGCTTCTATCTCTAAGTCTTCAATTTTTTCTAAAGACATTAGTTTATTACGAACAGACGAGTCTCTAGCTTCTAGCTTGATATCGTCGAAGGTGGGGAGTCGATTGTATTCTTGAACAAATTTATCAATATATGTCCAGACACTCTCATACTCAGACGGAAAATAGTTTTTCTGGCAATTAGACCAAGTTTCTATATCGCTTTCTGCGATAATAGTCTTGAGTAAGGTTGATGCCAGATTCAATTACTTTCTCCATAGGATATTTTTAGCGATAAAAAGCCAGAGCGGAGCCGAAGCCCCGCCCCAGCCAGGGGGAACTAAGGATTAGCCTGCAGCTTTAGCTGCTTTGGCCGCACCGTCATAGTTAGAGGCAGTCAATCCACGACGAGTCAACATCGTTTTAACACCTCTAGCAGTTTTACCGATTTGGTCTGCAATCTCTTCTACAGTCAGAGCAGCTACATCAACACCTTCTAGAGGATCGACTCGGCTTGCAGCCTTGCTTTCCTTCTGTGCTGGGATAGCATCGATAGAGCCTTGACGTAAAAGTGACAACGCTTTTCCTCGAACTTGATTTACAGTACGCCCGAGAGCTTCTGCAATATCTTCCAGGAATGCGCCTTCGCCTGCCAAAGAGACAAACTGTGCTTCTTCTTCCTCAGAAAAAGTTCGTACAGCCTCTACTTTAGGAGCAGGCTTGACATGCTCAGTCAATTGCATTGACAACAGCTTGCCTTGGATTTGCTTAGAAGAAAACTCACCGTCTTCGAAAGCTTCTGCAATTTGACCGTAGGTGTAAACACCTGCATTGTCTACTACAAAAGAACGAAGAGTGTTTTCTTGTGCTTCGCTAAAAGCGCGAGTAGTTACAGAAGCAGAAGACTCTACTTCATGACCCATCTTGCGCAGCTTTGAAGCTACAGAACGGGGAGAAGTTTCGAGCTGGTCAGCCGCTTCTACAACCGTTGAATATGAAATCGGAGACTCAGTGCCTACGAAATCTGTGAGAGCGGCAGTGCGCTCATCAGTCCACTTTGGAATTGCCATAAAATTAATTTCCTATAAATTGATTTAGATTTTCGATAATAGAGATTCCACTTTCTCTAGCCTTTTTAGTCTTGGAACTTTCCAGACCACTCTCATTAACAAGATGAGTTACTTCTTTAGTCACGGAAGACTTTACAAGATAACCTCTGCTAGTGAGAGCTTTTTCAGCTTCTGCTTTTGTTTTGAAGGATTTCAGTTTGCCACTGATACAGACTACGCCCTTCGGACTAATAACAGAAGTAACTTCTCTAGACTCGAACGAAAAAGGTAGCCATTTGTACTCGCGGAGGAATTTGGAGCTGTACCAGTCTAGCAAATTTTTGCTTGCTTTGGGTCCAAGCCCCGCCGTAGTACAAACCGCTTCATTTAAGTCATAGATTGAGCTGATTACTGCACATAACTTACCTGATGCTGACTTTCCGATTAGTGGAATAGAGAAAGCAGGCAATACTTCAGAAAGACTAGCTTTCTTAGAGTCCTGAATTTCATCAAATAGTTTTGTAGCGAGTTTTTCGGAGTTAAGGGATTCTACCATCTCACCTAAGCTCAGTTCGTATATTTGAGGAATTGTAGTTATCCTGAGCTTTTGAATAGTTGATGGCCCCATGCCCTTAATTTTCAATGTGGTGGCGAAATG